CGTCAGGTTTATCAGACCATGGAAGGCGAGGCTTACAAGACCACAAACATTTCAGGAACATTCCAATTGGACATGTTGGCTGACTGGGGCAAGGCAAACTCAGTTTGCGAGGCTCTATGGACAGCTGCTGAAAGCGCACCAGATACAGACATCAGCATGACACTTACAGCTGCATCAGGAGCACAATTTGTGTTTCCAGTAAAGCCAGAGTTTCCAACCGCTGGTGGTTCAGGTGTTGATGCTCAAACAGTATCATTCACTTTCACAGTATCTAAGGGCGCAGTCACCGAAACCTTTAGTTAAAAAATAAAACGGGAGCAAAATGAAACTACCAATTACAATTGAATATAACTCAGGCGACCAAGCAACATACATTGCACAACCGCCTGAGTTTGCGAAATGGGAGAAACAGACGGGAAACATAATTGGTCAAATATCTGAGAAGTTGGGTATTTGGGATCTTATGTTTTTGGCTTATCATGCACATAAGCGGGAACTTGGTGGATCACAACCCGTCAAATCAATGGATATTTGGATGGAAACTGTCGCTGATGTAATAGTCGGTGATGCAGACCCAAAAGTCATCCAGAAGGAAGCCTAAATCGATTATTGGTTGAGTTAGCGATAAGCACTCAAATACCAATGAGCGAATGGGTTGAAGCAGAGGACATTTTAACAGCGATCGAGATATTGGAGCGAAGGAATGGCAAATGAAACAATCGCCTACAACAAATCCGATTTGCGTGATATTTACAAAGCTTTCAAACTTATGGACGACCAAGCAACAGAGGAAGCAAGAACTCAATCTGCTGCTTTGGCGTATTTTGCATCAGAGGAAATTAAGTCAGCAGCTAGAGGCAGAGAAAAATCGGGCAAGGTTGCGCAAAGAGTTGCGGACGGAGTTAGCATCTCAAAGTCAAGCAAAATTGGTGAATTCCGTTATGGATTCGCAAGACAAAAGTTTTCAGGTGGTGCTACTACGCAAACCCTATGGGGTGGCATTGAGTTTGGTTCAAATAAATTCAAACAGTTTCCTAGTTATTCGGGACGGCAAGGTCGTGGATCTCGAGGATGGTTCATTTATCCAACCCTTCGCAGAATTCAGCCTGAATTGATTAACAAGTGGGAAGCAAGTTTTAATCGCATTATTAAGGAATGGGTCTAATGGCAACCGGTAATCGCACCTTAAAGTTATCAATCCTTGCCGATGTTGATGACTTAAAAAAGAAATTAGGCGAAGCTGATAAAGCCGTTGAAACCAATGCCAGCAAGATTGCTGAGTTTGGAAAAAAGGCTGCTGCTGCATTTGCCGTGGCTGCTGCCGCTGCTGCTGCCTATGGCGTCAAATTAGCCGTTGATGGGGTTAAATCAGCGATTGAGGATGAGCAAGCACAGTTAAGGTTGGCTGCTGCCTTAAAGACCGCCACAGGGGCTACTAATGCCCAAATAACGGCAACTGAGGAATACATTCGAAAGACCCAGTTAGCCACAGGCATAACCGATAATGAGTTGAGAGCATCATTCCAGAGGTTATCGGTATCGACTAAGGATGTTACCAAATCACAGGATTTATTAAATTTAGCAATTGATATATCAAAGGGAACTGGTAAGGAACTTGGCACAGTTGTTGAGGCATTATCAAAGGCTTTTGAAGGACAAGATACAAGACTGGCCAGATTGGGAATTGGTTTAAGCCAAGCCGATTTAAAGGCGATGGACTTTACCGAAACCACCAAGGCATTGACCAATCTTTATGGTGGCGCAGCAGCTGCTAACGCTGAAACATTTCAAGGCAGAATTGATCGATTAAAGCAAGCCTTTGCCGAAGCGCAAGAGGAAATTGGTTATCGGTTACTTCCATTTGTTGAAAAATTTGTTGATCTTATTGTTAATCAGGTAGTCCCTAGATTGCAAGAGTTTGCTGCATACTTTGATCCAATTAAGCAAGCCATTAAAGACAACCAAGAAGCATTTGATGCATTTGGTCGATTCATAACTGATGTCATTATTCCTGTTTTGGTTACTGGCTTAGGGGCAGCCTTAAAGACTATTGGAGTTATTGCAGGTGGAATTGTTGATATTATTGGCAAAGTTATATCTGCAATTCAAACAGCTGTTGATAACGCTATTTCAGGAATTAATAGATTGATTAGTGCTTACAATGCAATTCCTGTTTTGCCAAACATTAGCCAAGTAGGTGCAAGTGCAGGAGTATCAACTGCTGCATCATCAGGTGCAACCGCTGCTGCTCAAACTGCCACAGCTGCTCAATTAGCAGCAGGTGCTGCAAGGGCTGGCACGACAGTTAATAATATTACTGTTCAAGCAGTAGATTCTGAGGGTGCTGCGAGAGCCGTTGCAAAAGTGTTAAATCAAAGCGCATCCCGATCCGTTCCACAGCTATACAACAGCGGGATAACTAGGGCTCGATAATGACAGTCTGGACACCTGACTGGAAATTAACTGTTGCTGGTGTTGATTACACCGACATTGCTATTAGCGATATTGCCCATCAAGCCGGTCGAGATGATATTTATACTCAACCTAATCCATCTTATTTGCAGGTTGCTCTAGTTGCCTTATCCGGTCAAACCTTGCCTTTTCAAATTAATGATTCTTTAAGTTTGCAAGTTAAAGATAGTTCAGGAACTTATGTAAATTTATTTGGTGGAGATGTTACTGATGTAACTGTTGAGGTTGGTGCAACTGGATCATTAGCAACAGTTGTAAATTACACAATTCTTGCAATGGGTTCATTGGTTAAACTTGCCAAAGAAATCTACAACGACAATCTTTCACAAGATGAGGATGGCGACCAGATTTATGAGTTGCTATCTAGCGTTTTGTTGGCATCATGGAATGATGTCCCAGCAGCTACAACATGGGCAACCTATGACGCAACTGAAACTTGGGCAACGGCAGGTAATCAAGGTTTAGGCGAAATCGATCAACCAGGGCTTTATACAATGTCTAGCAGATCAGCCGATCCTGATACTGTCTATAACATTGCAAGTTTTATTGCCGATAGCGCATTTGGTTATCTTTATGAAGCACCTAATGGAGATATTGGTTATGCAGATGCAGACCACAGGCAGACTTATTTATTAGCCAATGGTTATGTTGATTTAGATGCTAAACATGCCTTAGGTCAAGGATTATCAACTATTACAAGATCTGCAGATATTCGCAATGATATTTATATCAATTACGGAAACAATTTTAATTCACAGGCAACGGCTACAAGTGCAGAATCCATTGGCTTATATGGCTACAAAGCCGAAAACATTAATTCTGCTATTCATTCAGGTGTAGATGCCCAAGAGGTTGCTGATAGATATATTGCTCAGCGTGCCTTTCCTTTGGCAGCTTTTCAATCTATAACTTTTCCAATAACAAATCCAGCGATTGATAACAGCGATCGAGATAATCTTTTAGGGGTGTTTATGGGTCAGCCACTAAACATTCAAAACCTGCCAATTCAGATTTCAAATGGTGTTTTTGAGGGTTATGTTGAGGGATGGCGTTGGAGCACTAGGTTTAACGAGTTATTTCTGACAATCAACCTTTCACCTGTGGCGTTTAGCCAACTGGCGATGCGCTGGAATACTGTGCCAATCACCGAGGCATGGAACACAATAGATCCAACATTAACATGGGAATACGCTACAATCGTAGCCTGATAATAGGAGAAAAATGGCAACTACTACAAACTATGGCTGGACAACGCCGGACGACACAGCTTTGGTCAAGGATGGCGCAGCTGCAATTCGCACGCTTGGTTCATCTATTGATACGACAACTAAAAACTTAAACCCATCAACAACTCTTGGCGATATTGAATATCGATCATCTACGCCAAATGTGAATACCAGATTACCTCTAGGAACTGCAAATCAAGTATTGCGAGTAAATTCTGGTGCAACCGCTCCTGAATGGGCAACAACAGCAGATCAAACACCATTAACAACAAAAGGTGATTTGTTTGGTTTCGATACAGCTGACGCTAGAATCCCGGTAGGGACAAATGGTCATGTTCTTACGGCAGATTCCGCACAAGGTCTAGGAGTTAAATGGGCTGCTCCTGCTGCGGGTGGAATGACTGTTTTAGCATCAGGAACATTATCAGGCGCAACACTAACCCTTGATACAATTTCACAAGATTATATTCACTTGCAATTAATTTTAACTGATATAAATGTTGCGAATGCTGGAGATAATGTTTATGCAAGAATTGACAATTCTACTCAACAATATTATGCAGCAGGTGGACAAACTGTTTCAGTTAATGGAAC